CCATCACATAAACATCTTTCATATCTCCCATCTTTCATATCCCTCATCACATAAACATCTTTCATATCCCTCATCTTTCATATCTCCCATCACATAAACATCTTTCATATCTCCCATCTTTCATATCCCTCATCACATAAACCTCTTTCATATCCCTCATCACATAAACATCTTTCATATCTCCCATCACATAAACCTCTTTCATATCTCCCATCACATAAAAATATGGGGAACCTATCCAAAGTTCCCCATACTTATTTTACGACGGTAATTATTTACTTTCCCATATTAGTTTATCTTCGGCTATTCCGATCTTTACTTCCTCGCACTTTCTTCCTATCCATCCATTGAGATACGAGAATGGTTCTGAGTTTTTTACTTCTTCTCCTAAGAAATTAAAAGCTTTAGTAGAAACATGGGATGCTTCATGGCAAACTGTTTCAAAATCAATTATTTTCTTATTAATAAACCATATCAAAAATCCCGTATTAGGATTTAATTTACACCCTCCGTATGGAACGGATACAGTTACAGCCTTGCTATTATATACGTAACTAAAATCGTTATTGAAACATTCTACCATGCCAGATATGTCTTTTCCTACGTATATCCACAGATTAAAAGGATAGACTTCCGGATAGAACTGATATAATTCACACTTCATTTCGATAAAAGTTTTTTACTTTCAAGGAAGTCCTTAAACTGGTCACTTGATACGTCTATAACGAATCCAGCAGCACCAGCATGTCCTCCACCACCAAATCTCTTACTTACCTCACAGCAATCTACGCCGTCTTCCACGCATTCATAAAGAGAGAACCGGACTTTACCACCTGGCATAATACAAAATGGCATCAGGGCTTTAATTTTTCTACCATCTAACCAGTCAGGTGTAAGAGAATCAAATACTTTGGAACTAAATTCTGTAGTATTCATCGCCACGACCTTAACCTCATCAACATACGCTTCGAACGAGTACGCACTTACCTCTTGTTCGTTTTTGCCGGCCATGTAGTTAATTATAGCACGTCCTTCTTTAGCGAGATCATAGAAAATTAAATCCACCTCCATATTTTCTTTAAAATGGTCATACAAATACGACAATGCTATTAACACATTGAGTCTTATTTTTGATCTCAAGGCATACTGGACGGCTACTACCGTATCCCAGCCTAAACCGGATTCTTTATTCCACACATCGTAGTCTGATAAGCACCTGACTATCGCCGGCACCTTCCCCATCAGCAGGTCCGAGGCCAGTGCGCACGCACCGACACCGACTCTCCTCAACCCTGGAACTACGAACCCCCATGTCTTACTATCTTCGATAATTCCCTTGTGATGATCTATCCACATCAGGCTCTTTCCTTCATCAAGCCACTTTTTGAAAATCGTTTTAGAATCGGCTCCGAAAGACACGTCAAGAACGTAAACAGCATCTAAGTCACTCACCTTGCTGGTAACTTTCTTTACATCATCTTCATACGAATACGGGATATAAATAACATCCTTGTTTTTACTGTTTTCGTACATGGTTGCGATAGCTGCCGATACAACGCCATCCAAATCCGATTTATGATAGACTATCGCTGCTTTCTTTACTTTCATGGTATAAGCTTGTAAATGTAATATTATTATCCCCTTTATCTATTTTTATAATATCGCTATATCCTTCATGATATTGATCTTTTTTAATACGAACCTTCAAAGTAAATAAAGGAGGTTTACAGACAGGAGGAGTATCAAACTCATCACTATAAATATCTTGCAATTCAATTTTTATATTAAGATCAACTCCATATGGATTTTCAAGGATATATATATGATCGTTGTTTAGAATAACTATTCCTTCACTTGTATGTTCTTTGGACAATACATAATTTAAATACCAACAAACTGAATAACATCCATATAGTCAACTCCGGCCTTCTCAGCACATACCTTATCCGAATCAGAGAACTGCCCTGGTAGGCCACTGGCGCTTCCTACCATCAGCGTCATTGTCTCAATATCTTTATATGTTATACCATCCATCATCAACCTACAAGCACCAAGTGCCTTATATACCATACCGGGATTAGGCTTCATCATCCGATCATATTCATCAATTGAAAAACACTCATAATGACCATACACTACTCCTCTTATACCTCTTTTCACTGCAAGATCATGAACGCATCTAAGGACATAATTTATCTTCGCATCAATATCTTCATCGGAAACAAACCCGACACCCACATCACATTGGTTGCTTATTATACCAAAGTATTTAACGCCATTTTGCTCCATAAGATCAAGTGCCCTATTCACGACATCTTGCTTAATCTTCATATCAGTAAGATCTTTTGCATAAAGACCTCCAGATGCGGTTTCAACCAACGTCCCGTCAAAATCAAATAGTAGTATTCTTTTGTTTTTAATATACAAATCTTTCATCATTTTTCACCCCTACTCTTTTTTATTACCCTAAACTGAAGACGGAATAGATTACTGTCTTCTTTTATAATATCATACACAGCATAAGATTTTTCTCCTATATCCCATCCAAGATAATCGAGCAGGTCTTTTAAGTAAATCCTCTTGTATTTTACACCAAGGTTATTTACCTTAAACGATCTCTCGTCTTCAACATCAGAAGCAGCCAGATAAAAGACCGTATTTTCAACTCCTTCAAATATCTTCCCTTCTTCTAAGCCGATAACAACCGCATCCGTTACCCCCATCCAATTCAAATTATCGACAGAGATAGTCATTATCTTACTTTTGCTGATTGACAACTTCCGGATCTTGCTTTCTTTAGTTTTAGATCCTAAAAAATTCGTACTGTTAAAAAAATCTACTTTCATGGTTATAATATTTTATATTGATGTTGCAAACATACATAATAAATAATCAGCGAAGAAATAAATAGGATTAAAATATGATAAAAAACCCATAGCACTACGTATTTAATAAAAATAATCGTATATTTGTCGGTATCTTAATCAATTAAAAATAAATGTCATGGCAGAAATGAAAATAGGTTTTGTAACCTTCAATCCGGGATCAGGTGATGGTGATCAGGCGGTTACCGTATCAGGTGAAAAATACGAAGGTCGTGTACAGCGTACGTTACAAGTAGAATTTGGTGCCGAATCCGGTGGTGTTAAGAAAGCTGCTACCATCAACCAATCTGCGGTAGCTGAGTTTGTAAAAATAGATCCTACTGCATCAGTAGGAAAAGAAGGTGGTACTGTAACGATCAACGGTACAAGTAACTCAACTAAATTAACGTTCTCTCTAACTCCGGACAAGACTCATCCTCTGACGTTGAAAATACCTGCCAGTTATCAGGCGGCAGGCAAGGCTACCAGCAACGGCGCTGTTATTGCCAACGACCCTGGTGCAACAGGGAGCTTTGTTTTCAGTATCGTATTCTCCGGTATTGCAGCGAACACTAATATAAACGATCTGGTAAATACTCTTAAGGTTACGGCCGCTGGTGGTCGGACAGCTAATACGGTTATTACCCAGACAGCAGGTGATCCGTTCTTGGAAATAGACAAGGAGGCAATCAACTTGGATGCAAACGGTACTCCTCAGACTATCAATGTTAATTCTAACGTCAAGTGGACTATCACACAAGCTGTTTCTAAGTTGGTAAGGACAGTAATGAAATAACAATTACTTACAGAAAAAGAAAAGGGACGTCTATTTGGCGTCCCTTTTTTCTATGCATTGTATATAGTATTTATCTTTTTGCCTACTGACAAAAATCTTTTTTAAAATCATCTGTTTTCTGATATGGACTCTTTTCCCGTCATCTAATTCCCTCCATATTTCATTAAAGATCAAATCTATTAATTCCATAACCTTCTTATCAGAGACAAGATTCTTTCTACCGGGGCTGACCCATCCATCATCAGTCATCTTACCGGCTATCCTATTAGCTATTCTACTTAATTCACGTGGGGTGCTCATTTCAATCTGTTTTTAAATATTCTACCTTTTTCACACTGAAGTATGCAGTCTCTCATGGGATGATCTTGTTCGTGATCATCACACATCGGAAATTCTTTTCCATAGGGGAAAGCAATGTGCGGGCACTGCGCCCTGAACGCATCCCAGGCCGACTTCCTCACAGCCTCAGCTCCGGCACGCACGCCTTTCTCTCTTTCCTTGGCTGGGTCAGCATACACGTTTGAAATAGCTCTTTTCTTCCAAGTAAGCATATTGTAGTAAAACTTATCCACCAGTTTCCTACCCACTACATCAAACTTCTGTCTATGAATTAAAGGTGCGACCTTAACGACGTTCTTCCTATTTTTACTGACATCGACATAAATCAGCCCGGCATAAGACGGAACTTCACTTACGTCAATCATATTAGGCGGACAGGCGTAGTAGAAATAGTTTGGAGGATAGCTTATGACACCACCTACCTTAATAATGCCGTCTTTAAGAACCTTATGTTTTTTATCCTTTTTGAAGTCGTTAAAGAAATCTTGTTTAGACATCTTGACCTCTACTTCATAAGCGTACAATGATCTTGTTATGGCCAGGAAGTCAGATTCCCAATCATATATATGAAGATTGTTAATAACATACATCGGATTACTTAACAGATCCCTGTTAAGGATCTTAAGCATTTGTTGCTCTGGGTAGTTCATTGTCTTACTTTTTTTTAGAGGCTTGTGGCGGAATCGAACCGCCATACGAGGTTTTGCGGACCCCTGACTAAACCACTCATCCAACAAGCCATGTAGCCCATGCCTGAATCGAACAGGCAACTTTTGATTAGGACTCAAAGGTTTTATCCGTTAAACTAATGGGCCGTTTAATGTTTGCTATGTTCACACACCGCAAACATTCATATAATTAACATTTCCACAAAAACTTAATCGTTATCCAAGGAGGATTCGAACCTCCGCTAACAGAACCAAAATCTGTTGTGCTACCACTACACCATTGGACAGTGGTCCCGGAGGGATTTGAACCCACGATCTCGATGTTATGAGCATCTTGCTTTCACCACTAAGCTACAGGACCTTAAAAATATGCAGGAGCCTTCACAGACGCCTGCATATAACAGCTAAATATTAACCAATAATTATCCTAAAAACTCTCTCAAGCAAAGTTAAGTACTAACCTAAAATATGGCAAACTTTAAAACATAAAAAGGATTAAAATGCTTTACTTTCTTTTCTTCTTCTTTTTAGTGTCTTTTACTCGTTCAGATACGTTTTCAGGCTCCACAATATCACTGGCTTCTTCCTGAACAATGTCCGTCTCATGAATAACATCAGACTTCTCCGGCTCGGCGACATCATTTTTGTCTTTACCGATTATACCTATTTGGTAGCCTCTTAATTCTACTTGCATTAATTTCAGCTTCGATTCTAACTCTTGTATTGTTTTGGACCCAACCGAAACCTCGTTTTCCAAATCTCCGATTCTGATCCCGGCTTCAATCAATGCATTTGATTTCTTTTTTAATTCAGATGATATACTGTTTTTCTTTTCTTCCAAGTTTCTGATTTTGTAATTAGCCTCATCAAGATCAGATTTAGCTTTGTCAAGATCAGCCTTGGCCGCATCAAGTTCTTCCGTTTTCTCCTTGACGCTTTTTATCAGCTTTTTCTGATTTTCCTTCAAGGCATCAATCTTTTCCTTAGACTCAGAAAGATCTTTGCCAATAGATAAAATCTCTTTATCCTTTGAAGCGATATCTGACTTAAGTTCTGAAAGCCTTTCCTTGTAAAAATCAGCCTTATCCTGCATTTCCTCAATTTCTTTTGCAAGATTTTCGGATTTAATAGCTTTCTCCCTGTACATTGACAGCTTGCTGTCTGTGATGAATGTAAAACCTAACATGCTCATTTTCAAAATATTTAAACATTACTTAACTCCGGAACTACCAAGACCTTTTTCTCCACGTTCATTTCCGTCTTCTACCTCAATATCTGTCACCTCTTCCAATACCATTTTGTATTGTGGAACGATTTCCATCTGAGCTATTCTATCGTTTTTATGGATTACGGTCGGTTTTTTATTGACTTTAGTAAGATTGACCATATACTCTCCTTTGTAGGTAAATTCGCATTTACCGGGCGCGTTAGTAACTACCACTCCCTCGTCAAAAGAGAATCCTGATCTTCCTTCTACATTCACGCACCATCCTTCTGGGATATTCAATTTGAACCCTGTTCCTATTCTAACAGAATAACCTTGATATAAGGTGATTGATTCAAAATCTGAAGGAACATCTATTTCCACTCCCATGTCATTCACCATCTTCACCACTCTATATGCACGAATATCACAACATGCATCGCCATCATGTTTATATTCAGGTACCACGACATCGGGGTACAGTTTCTTAATACCTACCTGCACAGTCTTCTGATAACCTGGAGTCAAATACGATTCAGGTATTTTATTAACAACCTTATCTTCTTTTTCATGTTTGTTGTTCTTTTCAGAAACAGTACCCTTCTTGCTATCTTCTTTTTCATAAAGAAGTCTTTCAATATCTTCTAACTTGTCCATGATCATATTTTTATAGTACAATAAACAATACCTTCTTTTTTTATATCCTTCGTTGATTCATAACACTCACGAAAAGTACTTATGTCTGCATCATTAGGATCATCGACCCACTCATCTCCTTGCTTATATTTTTCTCTGGTTTCTGAGTAGATCATACATAATTTATCCCCATGCTTCGCCATAATCCTTTCTTCTGTCACTTTCCTACGAAGTTTAATAAGGGGAAATCTTGTAACTATTTCTACCATCATTCTACACTATCTTTAAAAGCCCAAGAGATGTTATTCTCCTGGGCTGATGTTTATATTAAAATGGAAGGTCATCTTCTTCCACAGGAGGAAAGTTCGGCATCTGTGCTTGCGGCTGTGGCTGCGTCTGATGCTGAGGCTTGGTGCTCCTTGTGGTAGATGCCGGTGCCGGGGCAGGGGCAGCAGGCTGAGCTGTCGGCTGTGGCGTATAAGCCGGTGCCTGATACTGTGCTGGCTGTTGAGCAGGCTGTTGGTAATTCTGATACGGAATAGCACTCGGAACAGACTGAGGTTGTTGAACCTGTTGAGGCGCGGCCGGCTGCTGAGCGTAAGCCTGAGGAGCTGCCGGCTCTTGCTGAGTATTTCCTCCTAACCCTAATTTAGCCATTATACCGGCTCTGATGTCTTTAATAGAAGCATTGAACCTGTTTGAATATTCAGTAATCTTCTGATAAGTAAAGTTATTTTGAGCCGAATAATCGAGGCTTTTCTTGCCATCAAATCCTGTAACTTCAATAGGGTCAGGCCAGCCATTTACGCCTTTTTTATAAAAACGTTCAACAAGCTGATCTTTTTCTCCGTCTACTCCGGCATATGCGATAATAAGTTCCGAAGATCCAAACTCGTCATCTTTCTTCTTCTTAAAGACATTGAAATAAATTTCACGACTGAAATCGATGTTTTCGTAGTATTTTACGAAGCTCTTAACAAAGCCCTTGATATTTCCTTTTTGATTGACGAGAGGTATGGAAATACAATAGTTTTCATTAAGCTCGTAATCTTTTAATACGATAAGGAAATTAGTAACAGTATTTCCATTAGAGAAAGAGCTTGACTTTAACCCGATGTAGTTAATGTATCCAACTACTCCATTATAATACTCTTTCCAATATCCCGCCGGCTGACCGCTATTAGGATTTATGTGCTGAACAAAACCTTCTTTTGGTTCGTTACTTTTTTCATACAAGTTACCATCCGAATTAATATACAGATAATAAGTTGTACCAAAACTTCTGTTTTCTCTAAAAGCCATATTTTTATTTTTTTTATATATTATACAATGTTTGATTTAAGATGTATGTTGATTCGTATTTAGGATTGAACATCTTTATCATCTTATACTGATCAGACCAATCCATAATAACATCTCCTTTTATAAGAGATTTTACGGATGAAAGTATATTTTCCTTACCGATAGAAAAGCTAAAACACGGACCTTCAAGCGCATTTAAAGGCATTGATTCCATTATCCTTTTTCTATTTCCAAAATCCTCAGACATTACCGTTATACCGTTTTCTTCATCTACCTTGACATTAACAACATTATCCACTAAAGTCATGGAATTAAGAACAGATATAAGCAAATCCCTATCAAACTTAACCCTCGACGATTTTTCGAATTTATTACATACGTATTCGTAGTTAGGATACTGTTGTTCTACGTTCATATCCGATATAATCACATTATCAAAACATAAGAACGTCCTAACACCATCTGTGGAAATACTGATCTCCGTATCTTTATCAGATAGAAAACGGTACAAGATAGAAGCTGCAACCTCACTTATCATAATTGACCTTTCTTCTAATGCATTAGCATACTCTTTCCTGTTTATAAACAAACGGAACATATCAGTAGAAACAATGTCAATATAATTCTTCTTCACATTAAGAAGAATCGAGCATATAGCCGGTCTAAACTCATCCGATCCAACAAACGCAAAAGATCTTTTCATAGACTGAATGAAAGATGAGCTCATAACACGAATACCATCACCTACAGGATAAAAGAAATCAGGGAAAGCCTTATCCTCAATCCAAGTAGAAGAGAAAGATCCTCTATCGTATTTAAAAACGATACTGTAATCGTTTTTAATCTCTATCTCTATATCCTGGTTATGATTTTTAAAAAATGAAATAAGAGTCCCGGCATCTACTAAAAGAGAAAACTTCTGGTCACAAGAAATATCAGTATTCACATCGAAAATATCATCCGTATATGTTATACGTTCGTTCATGGCTTGTATCCGGATATGATCAAAATATAAAGTAATTTTTATATTCGATGTGACACAATCCTTTAGAACCTTATCAAACATCTTTGAAATATTTGAAAGCTTCTCATTCATTAGTATGCCAGGAACTCTTACTTTCATTTTTTTTAAACTTACGATTATGATTATCTAACACTGCAAATGTATTATTTTAAAATCTAATTTTGAATTAATTGGATTTAAAATGATTTAAAATAGATTAAATACTTCTTCTTGTCGCTTCTGCTATCAGCATCGCGTCAACTATACCGTCATGAGCGGTCTTACATCTTTCGTTTTTAACGAATGTATCGTTTGGCCAAAGCCTTTTAGCACAAGCTAATGACGTTTTTTTAGTATTTACCTTACTGGCCTCCATGACCTTATCAGAATGTGTCCAAACCAATTTCTGCCATGTTTTAGGGGCTATGAAATTAACGGAGCAACTTATATCCGGAAATGCCATGCAGAGGGAGAGGAACAGCCCATGCAGTTGGCCTTTGTTCTCCATGAGGGAGGCAGTAGAGGACGTGCTGACCCCATACAGGGCGTGGACGTCCTCTATGACAAATACTACCCTATCAGGATTGTTTTCTACGATCGTATCCCGGCAAAAAACATATTCTTTAGTCAAGTCTACTGGTCCTGAAACTGATATTCTTGGAGTGGAGATTCTTGATATTAGTTTGCTATCCTGATCGATGCAGGCTATGGCTCCATCTTTTCCCGGGTCTGCTGCTATATATAACACCATAACGCACTAATTTAGATTCATGTCGATTTTACCAATGCTATCGTCATTTTCAAAGCCTCCATTGTCTGTAAGTTCGTAATCAATAGCCACAGCACCGTTACTAAGAATGTAAAATCCTTTAAACATCTTTCCTATTTCAATAGGATACACAACATTTACGTCTCTTCCAATATCCTCAAACGGCATAGCGATATCTTCTGTTTCAGCTTCCTTTTGTTTTGCTAATACACCAACGGGTATATTTTTACCTTTTATAGATGCGTATGTAACCATATACAGAACATCATTATTAACAAACGCCCTATCACTACTCACCTTATCCAAGCTGACATATATAATGTGTTTTATAAAACTATCGATATCTCCACATATGTTAATAGCTTCTACTTCTTTAGGAATAACGACTTCCACTTCTTCTGGTTTTATATTTTTATTTTTCATTGCATTAACCTTTTTGTATTTTGTTTTACTTCTTCAACAAGATCCTGATCTTTCATCATCTCTTGCTTAAGTTTATCATTCTCCTTAATTCTTTTTACTCTATCGGCAAGAATCTTCTTATATTTCTTATCCGATATCTTTATAAACCAAGGACAGTTCCTTGATGGAATCCTTTTACATGGGTAATCAGTGAGACCATTCGGTCCAAACTGCTCGCATCTGTTACACTTTTCTTCTCCTGTCATTATATTATATTTTAGGGAAACATTCTTCAAGTTCTCTATAAGAACATTCTACGACAACAGAATCTCCTTTAGGGAGGAATACTAAAATAGAATCGATAGAAAAAACACTATCTACTTTTCTTACAAGTTGGCCATGCTTGTAAGAAGACATGACCAACCTAATTCCATACGTATCAGAATAAGATCCTTTCCTACATGGAATTATGTTTTCAACAACATAATCAAAGCCTCCGATATTAACTTCATCGCCGGCACTGATTTCCATAATAGGAATCATTTTGGCTCTTCTATCTATGCTTATTTTCATTTTGCGACTTCAAATTTTATTTGCTCCTTAGGTTCATAATTCCATACCTCAAAATCATCAGCTACAAAATCATAAAATCCTTTTCCTTCCATACGAGACGATATAGTAACCTGCGGAACAGGACCGAAAAGAGATCGACGAAGGAGTTCGTTTGCCTGCTCTTCGTGCCGGTCATATACGTGCATATCTTGGATGAAATGAGTGAAAACAGCAGGCCTTAACCCAGCGTCATGAGCGAACATCATCATAAGTGCTGCATACTGTGCCACGTTCCATAGGCCGGCGACAATAGCATCCTGACTACGTTGATAAAGAGTCATGTACAAATCATCTCCCTTAACAGATAAATTGATCTGGAATGCACATTCCTGAAGAGGTTTAACAGAATTAGTAACAGGGTTAAACATAGATGCTATGATACGTCTTGATGACTTATCATTTTTCAACGACCATAAAATAAAATCTGTTTGATTTTCGAATCCTCGTCCTTCATGAGTACGACCTACTATTTCATTTCCGTTAATAAAATAATTGCTTGCATGAATTATATGGGTATCATTTTTAGCATCATCTAATATAACGGGAGTGTTAATCATATCACCGTAACAACCTTCGATCTTCCCATTTTTATCAGCCCACTGATCCCAGATACGTAGACCAAGATCTTTGACGTCTACTGATCTTTTTTGATAAATCCACAAAATTTCCTTTATGGAGTTTTTTAAATTAATAGGCCGAATTGATCCAAGAGGAAATTCCCGACGAAGATCGTACTGGTTGCATACCTGGAGGATGCGCTTCACCTTAACACCGGTGCCATCGCCATAGACCGGGCGCTTGACCTCTTCCCACGGCTGGCTCATAATAAGAGCCAGATTGTCTTGAAATATTTTATCTACTCTTGACATATTATTTTTTTTTATAAATTAAACTCTTCAAAATCTATTTCAGATCCGGTTGACAAATTGATCATTGACTTCTCAAGTTCTTCCATTGGAATAGGATCAACAATTCCATCGTTTGAAAGTGTTTTCTTGTAGAAGTCGTTTACCACCGGATCGCTTGTTTTTATTGTCTTAGGAATAGGTTGACGAAGATACATTCCTTCAAGCGATTTTACTCTTGAAAGAGCTGTATATAACTGACCTGTTTCGAAAGAGTTGGATACGTCCATCATCGCCGCATCTAAAGTTAGGCCCTGGCATTTATGGATAGTTATGGAGTAACCGATTTTTATCGGATACTGAGTAATAGATCCAATTACCTCAGACTCCACTTTATACCCGTTTCTGACGTATTTTACTTTATCGAACGAACACGGTGTAATAATAACCTTAGTATGTTCTTCATCTTTAGGACGATCAAGAACTACTTCAATCTCCCCATTTTTAATAGAAGACACAACGCCAAGAGAACCATTGACATACTCTCCTCCGTTTCTAGTGATCATAACCCTGGAACCTTCTTTTATAAGAAGCGTCTTTTCAACAGGAGCTTCTTTAGGATAATCACCTTTTATAATAGCTTCGAATTTTCTTAATGATCCAGGAACAGAATTTATTCTCATTTCATTAATAGCTGTAGCCTTAGCGTTGGTTGTAACGATCTCAACATACCCGGCACTATTTTCAGGCTGAATACATCTGCTATTTAACGTACTAAACACATCATCGTCCATCTGACCATCACGAACCTTATTAAGGATGCTAATGAATTTCTCATCTTTCTGACGATATATTTTTTCAAAAGAAACCATTTCCATGCCAGAAGCCATAAGAGACTTCGAACTAAAGAAATAAGATGTATCGTATATTTCTCTAAAAAAATCTTCTTTGATTACAGGTGGTAACTGAAATAAGTCTCCTACCATAATAAGTTTCACGCCGCCAAACGGATCCTTGTCGCCTCTTGCACGACGAAGAATGTCCGCAACATTATCAAGAAGATCAGGACGAACCATAGAAATCTCGTCTATGATAAGATATTTTATATTCTGTAAAATCTTTTCGGATTCTCCTCTGAACTTGTTTTCACAATTGTCCATAAACTTGCCATTCCTTATCTCTGGAATGTAAGGTTGCATACCGATTCTGAAAAAAGAATGAATGGTTTGGCCGCCTGCATTAACAGCAGCAATACCGGTAGGAGCGACAACAACCGCATTTTTTAATGCCGGTATAACACGTTTAAGGAAGTACGTTTTTCCTGTACCTCCTTTTCCCGTAATAAACAGCGGTTTAGGTGACTCACAAATAGACTTGATAGCCTTTCCCTGGGCGACATTACCTTCGGACATAACTGAACGAAGAACGCATTCCATTAGTTTTTTGTTGTAACTTATAGCCATATTTTTCTGATTTTGTTCTACAAAACAAAAGTATGAAAATAAGATAAAACATAAAACATAAAATGAATTAATTAGAATTAAAAAGAAATAATAAATTAGATAAGTGGCTTTGTGGCAGACAGTAATGCAGTTTCGTATTGATACAGTTATGGCATAGTGGTGGCTAACGGGTGTTTCCGTCAATATCCTACGAGATTATCGTTTTTCGGCTCTGTCGGCGACCACTAAGAACAGACCCTCTCTCAAGTACCAATCATTATAATGATGAATACTGAGATGAAGGATAAAGATAGGTATCATTACAGAATGATAGTTCTTCAAATGGTATATCCTTGAATACGGATTCACCATCTAATTCTTTATCATTATCTACTGTTGTTCCAATATTAGGTAATGACTGGATACGTATATCCATATTCTCTATCTTTTCCTTAAACTGTTCTGCCTTAACATACGTATAGATGTCTTCGCTTACCGATCCCACCGCTTTAGCCATCTCGCCGGCGAACTCAGCATACATATCCCGTACCTCATTAAAACCTGCCTTTTTGTCAGGAGCGGTATTGTTATAGGTTTTCATTCTCCTACTTACCCTACCGCAGACCCCGGCAACGGACGTCCCCACCTCAGCACAGCAGGCTTCTGCATCAGCCATGCCTGCCTTTACCGTGGCTACCTTCTCCTTACTCCACGCGCTAACCTTGTCGTATGATTGTTTAAGACGGTTTAAGAACATGTCCATTCTTCGCTTCTTATCTTCTGCTATGATAGCGCGATAGTACTTTCTTATAATTTGGTTTTGTGTACTTCGCTCATATCCGTCCCAGAAGTCTTTGTGCGCTTCTTTAGCCATAGAAGAAGCCAATGACCTTGCTTCTTCTTCTTTTGTCTTTTTACGATCTATGCCAAGGATTTCGCCATCTTCGGAAACAACTTCTTCTGCGTTTAGGAAACGTAGGATATGAGTATTGTCTTTTAAGAAGAAATTGAAATCGTCTTTTTTACTCACTTTTTCTTTTTCTCCTTTCTCTATATCCTTCTCTCCAAAATACCATCTGTTTGTTGCTCCTTTTTTATACAAGGTCCAGGTATTTGCTATTTGCCAGAAAACGGCTCCGTGCCTATATACCGGAATCAGCTTACCTATTGGGTAGTTATGTTCGTTTGCTTCAATGTAAGCACGAGGATTATCTACGTATGTTATAAATTGTATGTTTTCGAACCTTTTTACGAGCTTGTCTTGTATCGCCATACCGACAATCTCTTTCGCTTTTGTTAGTCCTACATTCAAGTACAAGGCAATTGTTTTATTACTTATCGTCGAATCAATTAATCCATAATACGAGTGGCTTCCGTCTACGACTTCCGCCTGAGAGTTTGTCTCTCCACTGTTCAGTACAGACTCATTGTTTCTGACTAAATTAACAAACATCGCCTCTCTTATCCTGTCAAGGACTTTTTCATGGTTTGTTATTTCATTTTTCTTTATCTTAATTAAAATCCTATTCTTTGGAAGATTCACTTTCCCGCATCCGAGAGTAAGTTGTACGCCATTAACACGATATCTTCTTGCAACGAAGGTACTATCCGTCATACGGAACAGTTCGTCAAACATCGGATGTCCTGTCATGTTCTTGAACTTCGAATACCCGATTCCAAGTTTATGAAGAAGATCTTTCTGGTTTTTGAATCTTATTCTCGAATCCCGGCGGGAGATTTTTATCATACAGTATAAAGCATACAATTCCATGAACAGCGAATCATCTGACCACTGTTCCAAAAGTCTAAGACTTATGTTAATATTTCTACCTAATTGTAGCTTCATATTTTTGTAACAAAAAAAATCGGATGGATTTTTGGGGATATCCATCCGATTTGTGTCTTTTTGCAGATAATCTCCAAAATCCCGTTACAGATAAAAAAAGAGTCTCAAATCAACAATAAGACAATTAATATTTTATATTCTCATTTTTGATTTGAACCCATATTCATATCTATAACGTGCTACAAAGATATAAATAAAATTCAAGAAATCAAACAATAAGACCTTATTTTTTTAATATAGCAGTACAAATATCGGGAAAATCCCGAATCCATTGTCATAAAATACGTTAATTTTAAATTTATAAATCCTTAATCCTTATCTTTGTATCAAAACGATAATCTCATGAAAGAAAGTGATAATAAAGATGTTAGTAATAGAGCTTATAGGCTTTTAGTACCTTATTCCAATACGGTAGATATGGCGAAGAAGATACTTCTGTTTTATAACGGATACTTAATGGCTTCCGGCAATGAGAAGAATGTCATAGATGCGAGGCACTTAAATCTTCTTGCCTATTATTTTGTGTTTGGATATTCGTATGAGACGAAGAAGAAGTTTTCTCATTGTTTCAGTACCGATCTTCAATATGTATCGGTTTTGGATACGGAGATGAAGAAGCGTGGTATTTTGATTGACCGTGAAGGGAATTACAGGACCAGGTGTTTGTGCCCGGATATAGAGAACATGCGCCGTCTTTTTGTATTGGAGGGTTCAAGAGATCAATGTGCGTTGGTTTCTTTATTTTACAGAAAAAAAACTTTTGAAGCCGATGGCGAAGAATAATTTCCCTATATCATTTGAGTCACATATTATAGATGATGTGATGGATAAGACCGGGGGCGTTTACGACCGAAACCAAATACGTGACGTTTTCAGAGCCAGTATTTCTTATGCCAATAACTTATGTACGTACACAGATAACGTGTCTGTATCGTTCCCGTATGTGGGTGATATGGTTTGTAACCTTCATGAGATGGAGAGGCGCAAACACAATCTTGAGCGTCTTAAATCCAAGGTAGAAAAATTATCTAAGTATCAGGAAAAAGAACTTCAGTGCCTTGATATTAAGATAAGGATGATAAAGGATGCTTATGACTCAGGTGAGATAAAAGGTGGGGATATGTTGATAAAACACAACAAATTATCTATCTTTAAATCTCGTAAGGGTCATAGTTTTAGTGAAATACAAAATATTCAAGAACAGGAATTTAACAGATAAGTCATGAAAAAAATTTTGCAAGCGGAAGTTATATACGATGCTTTTATGGATACGATATTAAAAAAACTTCCAAGAAAAAAAGAGGATTATCCTGATTGGTACAAAGAACGTCTTGAAAAGTGTGAAGGATGTAAATTCAACACCAAGAACGTTCCTAACTCTATGTTGCCTCTTTCTTTGTATGTAAGCAAGAAAATAGGTAAAAATCGTTGTTCGGTATGTACGTGCTTCATCAAGCAAAAGGCCTGGAGCAAGACAGAGGAGTGTGCGCTTGGGGAGGGACTTCCCCGTCCTTCGTGGATGGATCGTCAGTATTCTATTGATTTTTATGATGAGGAGTCAAGATGGAACAGGTTAGAACTTATTACAATGGATTCTGATGAATTTAATGTTATTTCTACAGATGACAAGCAATACAATATTGACCTCTCTAAAGACGGTAAATCATTTGAAATTATTTTCGAACCGGTAGAAAAAGGGAACAGTATAAGGTTTTCATTCGTTCTTGAGTCGAAGCATGATATGAAGATAACAGCATCAGAGACATCTTGTGGTTGTACGTCATCTAATTTGAATATCATAGACTCCCGTCACTTTAAGTTCAATATAGAGATACATACAGCAGGATTTGGAATAGGAAGATTCGTAAAGCACATGACTGTTCACTATCAAAAAGATGGGTCTAAAAAAGAGGAAAAAATTCCGTTTAATTTTGAAGGTACTATAATTCAAAAAAGTTAAGTTATGGGCGGATGTGGTAAAGCAAGGCATTTACAATGCGAGGATAAAAGGAAGTCCTTATTTTCTATGTTGCAGGCATCTTGTGACGATCTCCCCGATTATTCTGCCGGAGACATTCTCTATGCCGTACTTAGATCTTTTGCAAAGAAAAGAGGATTGTCTGTTTCTTTTTTAAGGACGTTGACAGACAGCGAGCTTTTTGAAGTGGCTGATTATAATTTATCAATAGAGTTGATGGACGTTATTATTCATGATAAAAAGGTTCTTGACAATGAAGAAGATTGATTTTGATTCAGATATAAAGCATCTTATTTCTTATTACAACCATCTACTGTCTGCGCAAGACAAGGTGGGAGAGGAGATGGAAGAGATAACTAAGGATATTATTAGGAAGAAGGATGAGGAAGACAACATAGAATTGGAAGACTTTATTGATTTAGAAGAAAAGTCGTTTATGACCAACTTGTATCAACAAGAGATAATGAAAGTATCTTCTTCTGTCAAGACCGTCTACAGGTTGTCTATTAACGCCGGTCATGATCTTAACATAGATGATGACAGTAAGAAGGTTCTTGACAGGATAGTAAACGACGGAGAATCGGATTTTATTATGTACGTTGATAATAATACTGATTCTGTTATGTTCAAGGAAGAATTTGTTGAGGAAGGAATAAAAAACATGTGTAAGTATCGTGTTGATCCATCTTCTCTTGAAGACAGGTTTAATATGCTTAAGTCTCAGTATGAGGCTTTTTTAAAAATTGTTAATAATGAAGGTAAGAAAGCCGACTAACGATGATGTCTCTTACGTAGATCGGAAACTTCTTGTGCTAAGGGATCAGATAGATAAGGCTGAACGTTATCTATCTGAAAACCCTTGGGATAAAATAGAAGATTCCGATAAGAGGGAGAAAGAATTTAGGTTTCAAAAGAGCTTGTCTGATAGCTTAATGCAATGGACTGAATCTTATATTAAGATGTGTGGGATAATGGATGTCTATAATCAGCTTGAGGCTGCCAAAAACAAGAAAAGCCTAAAAGGAGGGCAAACAGTATCAGGTATTCAGTCTTTTGTTAAGAATGAGGCTAAGAGCAAGCTCGATAAGTAGTTTTGTCATGAATCTTAACAGTAAAGAACTTTATATAAATATGGGTAACGATATTCCGTTATGGAATGACCTTTATTCTTATGAAGAGCAAGACGATGATGTCAAGCAATTCTGGGAGAATGAGGCTATGAAACTCCTTAACGGTGTTACCATAAATGGTGTATTTATCCATCCTTGGCTATATTGGCATATCAATTTCTGGAAGATGATGATTGACGTAGGAGATGATCGTATTCCTGGAAATTCTCAGCTTCGTGATAATGAATGGATGTTTGCCGAATTTCTAAAGCAGGCTGAAGAAGAGAATAAAGGAATATTCATGTTCGGGTGCCGTCGTTTTGGTAAAGCTCTTCTTGACTCTGAGATACTTTATCTTGAGGATCGGGAAAAGATGATAGGAAATATCGTTGTAGGGGATAAGATATATGACGATAAAGGGAATTTAGTAGAAGTCGTAGGTGTCTATCCTCAAGGAAAAGTAACTACCTACAGAGTCGTATTTGAAGACGGTCGTAATGTTATTTGCTGCGGTAATCATCAATGGCGTGTCAATCATGGAGGAAAATGGCATGTTAGGAGTCTTAGAGCCATAGCCGGATTGGATTATAAGAGTATGTCTATTCCAGTAGGTGAGGCCCTGAACTACCCTACGGCAAAGCTGCCGGTTCCGCCGTCGGCCTACGCCTCGATGCTGGCGGCTTATCTCGGTGGCTATGGAGGGGATATGTTTTTTGATAAATACGTTTGTAAGAAGTTTTTAAGATCGTCCATAGATCAAAAGAAAGATTTTATAGAAAACTTCATTCGTTCTTTCAGAAACGTAGTAACCGGAGAAGAAGAGCTTACGTTGTCTCATATTGACATGGATGTCATAAATTTTGTACAACGTATGTTTTGGTCTTCAGGCTGGTATGCTAAATTGGAGGGGAATAAACTTATACTATCAAGGAATCGTAAGGAATTAAAAATAAGATCCATATCGATATACGGAAAGGAGCATGCCACTTGTATAACCGTTGATAATGATTCTCATTTATTTTTGACCACCAATTACATCGTTACTCATAATACGGCCATAATGAGTTCTCTTCTGGCTCGTAATGCTACAATGACGTACAATTTGACGCATAATGTTATTGGAGCAAGTAAAGAAGACCTTGCCAATATGGGAGAGTATCTTGAGTTTGGACTTGATAATCTTCCTCCTTATCTTACTATAAACAGGACTGGTAACGACTGGACTAAAGAAGTTGTTTTAGGTACAAGAAACATCAATAATCAACGTGATGTTCATGCCAGAATAAGAATCACCAACGTTGATGATGGAAAGACACGAGGCTCATTGAAGACCGCAGGCGGAACTCCATATACGTCTATATATGATGAGGTAGGTAAATTCCCGGTGCTTGGGGCATGGCTTGCCGGTAGGCCAGCTCATATGATGCATGGTAGAATGAGGGGCGTTTGTTTGATGGCGGGAACTGGCGGTAATGTAGAAAAGTCTCAAGATGCCCAGAAAATCATGAACTCTCCGGACGAATATGGATTCATTATAATGAATTATGATATTCTAAATAAGAGAGTTATTAAACCAACATGGCGTATATGTAAATCTGGATGCTTTGTTCCGGCCCAGATGTCTCATGCTTATGAAAAGAAAGAAACGACTCTTGATAAGTATCTTGGAGTAGAGAATGCTCCCGGTCTTAAGAAGATAAAAATAAAAGTTTCAGACTTTGATAAAAATACTGGAATAATAAAATCACGTCTTGACGAACTTGTCAAAAAGGATAGAGCTTTATACGTCCAGGAACGAATGGCATTCCCTTTGTCTATAGATGATTGTTTCCTTAATACGAACGTAAATAGGTTCCCTGTAGAAGATGCGTTGAAGCACAAAAGCCGTCTTCTTGAAGAAGGTAGGCCTGGTAAAACAGTGGATATTTATCAGATAGACGGCATGAAAATGGGGTATAATTTTAGTGATAAGCAGCTTGCTGATTATCCGTTTCAAGGTGGTAACATAGATTCTCCTGTTGTTATATATGAGGATCCACCAGAAGAAGGAGGTGTTTTTGATTACACTTATGTCTCATCGCTTGACCCCTATAAATCTGACAAGGCTGATACTGATTCTGTTGGTTCGTTTTATGTACTTAAAAGATATGTAAAAATCAACGATCCATTTGCTTATTGCATAGTAGCATCATACGCATCACGTCCTCCATCTTCCGATGATTTTTGTAGGAATTGTGAAATACTTCAAGAAGCGTATGGGGCCAAGTGTCTTATGGAGAATGCCGACCGAATGTATGAATTTTATCTTACGAGACGAAATAAGCAGCTTATGTTGCTGGAAGATGGCGAACGTCTTGCCGGTAAGATTATCCGTGCCGGAGCCCGTCAGAACAATAAGCTCGGTTTGGCTCCTACGGTTCCCAATCAGCGTATGCTTTTCAATACCGTTATTCAATATTGTTGGGAGGATGTTGTTGTTGGGTATGATGATGATGGTAATGAAATAACACAGAAAGGTATTTACCGTATCCCTGATATAGAACTTCTTGATGAGATCATAGCCTTCGGCCCCGGGACCAACACCGACCGTATCATAGCCTTCGGCCACGCTCTTCTTCTGGCTAAGTATTATGATGATATGGGTTACATGCCTGAAAGTACGACTCAGAAGGAGAATCAAAAGAAGAGAGAGCGCAAGAAGATAGAACAGGTCAAAGGATTTACGGTAAGAAAACATAACCCTTATAAAATGATGTGACGAGAACAAATTCCTTATCTTTGTGAAAAATAGGATAATAGGATGGAATATTTCAATAGAGATCAGGCTTTTCCGGCCAGAGGAGTATTTTCAGGGTTGCCGGTGCAGGCGATACCTACCAAGAGAAAAACCAGGGAGTGGTTTAAAGCCACTATGGATTCTCTTGAATTGATTGGTTTGAAGCAGCTTGATGAGAACCAAAAGTTCAAGGATTTTTATAGGATGATGGAAGGCAAGCTGTCATTTATGGAACTGAAAGATGTAATTCCTTATCTTAAGGATGTTCAGTCTATAAGGGACAATGTAAATATTCCATCATTCTTACGTCATTATGATATAATAGGTACGATCGTAAACGCTTTTGTAGGATGGTTGGGCAACCTTTCTGACAAGTATAATGTAGTTGGATTGGACGAATCTGAAGTGAATCAGTATTCTGCCACGAAGGAGAATCTCCTTCATAATTACATTAAAGAGGAATTGGACAGAAGGGTTAGGCAAGAATTGTTAAATAGGGGATTGGATCCGGATTATAATAATTTTGCAAGCGAAGAAGAAAAGCAGGCTTATGCTCAACAGATACAAGAGGTGAAAGCATCTATGACCCCTCCTGAGATAGAGAATTTCATGAATACAAAATGGAAGACTGCCGAGGTTATATGGGGTTCTCATACGCTTGAAGCAGACAGGGGGCGTTTTTACATGGATGAGATAGACACCGAGAATTTCATCGACTATCTTCTTACCGGTCGTTGTTTTAGAAACTATCATGTAGGATACGACTATTATAAGCCGGAGAGATGGTCTCCGTTGAATACGTTTTATTCTAAGACATTAGATAGCAAGTATCCGCAGTACGGTGATTATATTGGTCGTGTTCATTATTATACTGCCAATGATATTATAGTAAGGTGGGGGCATCTTCTTACGGCAAAAGACAAGCAAAAGCTTATAGGAGGTGCTGATAATTTCAATGGTACTTATAACAATGGTGATAATGGAAGCTATGTAAGTTTATCCAAATCGGCGAGTGTAGGGATGTTATATCAGAATAAGGTAATACCTTGGAAAGGATATAATGATTATGCTTCTATAAAAGCTTATGAGGATTATTACGGTATTCCAGCCGGCACATATACCGGATACGATAGTAATGGCAACGAATATCACAGAACCAGATTCATGCCAAATTTAGAGCATGGTAATTATTATAACCGTGCCCAGAGTTTAAGCGACGAGCATGTTCGTAGTGATTTGTATCAGGTAACTGAATCATATTGGGTATCCCCGGCTCAGGTGTATGTAATTACCTACCAAACTGAAACCGGATTAGTAACTACCGAAATGGTAACCGACGAGCTTCTTCAAGACTTTTTACAGGAAAATGGTATTAAGAAAATTACCAGGACCATGAGTAAGGGAATGGAGAACCCGGAGATTAATACCTATTTCGTAGATTACGTTCCACAGGTAAGGTACGGGGTTAAAATCAGTGGCGGGGCTCTCGCTCAGGACAACCTGTATCTGGATGGAGAACCTATCGATCACCAGATAAAAGGGGATAGCAACATCTATGACTTTGTTCTACCTGTTGCCGGATATATCGGTACTTCTATGGCTAACAGGATTCAGCCATATCAAATATTCTATAATTTCTCCATAAACCAGATAAACAATATTCTTGAAAAGGAGATCGGTAAATTCTTCTTAGGAGATATAAATCTGGTTCCGAGTGAATACAAGGCTTTGGGTGAAGATGTGGCTGATATATGGGCAAACCTTCTTGATGTAGCTAAGTCTGTAGGTGCTCTTACATTAGATACCTCATCTCAAAACACGAAAGGTGGTGTCCCTTTCAACCAGTTTGCTGTCTATGATTTGTCCCAGACAGAGCAACTTAAAACAAGAATGGAACTTGCTGAATGGTCGAGGATGAAATGTTTTGAAATGGTTGGTATCACGCCTCAAGTAATTAACGGCCCCAACAGGTATGAGACCGCCACCGGGGTCCAGCAGGGCGTTACAGCATCTATGTTACAAACACAGATATACTTTGATAACTTCGGTTACTTCAAGAAACGCGCTTTGGATCTTCATCTGGCTGTTGCTCAACAATGTCAGGAAGAAGGAAAGGATATTTCTGTAATGTACACAAAAAGTGATCTTACCAGAGCGTTTTTATCTATAGGAACCGACGGTCTTAGTCTAAGGCATCTTGGTGTTCAGGCATTATCTAATTCCAAGAAAAGGGATGAGCTTGAGAAATTTAAAACTTTCATGTTGCAGCTAAATACAGCCGGAGGCGATATTTACGATCTTGCATCTATCTTCACATCAGATTCTATGGTGGAACTTATACAGAATGCAAGGAATACTCGCGCATACAACGAGCGTCAGATGCAGCAGCAACAACAGAATCAGATGCAGCTTAACCAGCAACAGATACAAGCTGAAGCTGCTGAGAAGGATAAGCAACGTCAGCATGAACTTGCTTTGGAAGACAAGAAAGGTCAATACAGGATACTTCAAGAGAAGATTCAGGCGGCAGGCAGGGCGGCAGACGCCAAGAGCGACGCCACCTCCCTCAACTTCCTGGCTTCTGTTTCAGATCAGACCGTAAGGCAAGCTGATATAGAAAGCAATGAAAGGATAGAGGATAAGAAAATTGAAAACGATTCCAAACTTCATGATGATGAAATGAGAATGAAAATGGAAGAGTTAAAATTAAAATCCAAAGAGCTTGCTCAACGAGCGAGGGAAGATGCCACCAAAAGGTATGTAGCCGGAATCAATAAGAATTAAGGATTAAACATCCCCAAATTTCATTAGAAAATCTCTAATAAAATTTGGGGATGTTTAATTTTTAGTGAAGATTAAACACTTATAAGTTTTTTGTCTGAAATATAGGTATTTAAATATTTTTGCAGTATGGGAAAATTAGAAAAAAATGGAATAGTAGAATTGGACGATATTTTTAGTATCGGTCCAGTTGATGATGTTTATAATAGGGAAGAAGATATTCTGCCTATTAATGGTAATGAACCGGCTAAAAAAGATGAGAAGCCTGTAGAAGAAGGTTCTCAAATTAAAGAAGAGCCGGTTGTCGATCCTACTCCTGATCCTAAAGAGGATAAAAAAGGAGAAGAGAATGTGGTTGACGTTAAACAGGATCCGGTAGAGACCCCGGTTGTCAATTACAGAAAAGTATTGGATGCCCTTTCTTCAAGAGGGATCATTCCCGATTTGAAAGATGTGGTATTTAGCGGTGAAAACGGCGAAGAGATTACTATCAATGATCTTGATTTTAGTAAAGAAGATTCGTTGTGTGACATACTATCTACAGTCCTTGAAAGCCAGAAAGAGGATATTGTTAAGGATAAGATAGATGTTACTTCTGTTTCTGATATTACCAAGAAGCTTATTCAGGCTGATAAGGCTGGCGCTAATATCGTTGATATTCTTAAGCAATATGATACGAATGTCGCTCCGATAGAAAAGCTTGACATTGAAAACAAAGCAGATCAGATAAAGATCGTTCGCCATTATGTTGATCTTCTTGGGTTGCCTAAAGATGAAGCTGATGAGTTTTTCAAAGGCATTATCAATAAAGGAGAAGAGTATGTTGAAGCAAAGGCTATAAAGTATAAGGCTGAGCTTGATAAGAGAATGGATGATATTATCCAGCAACGTACTAAAGAGGCTGCCGAAAAGAAGGCGAAGGATGCAGAAGATTTTAGAAGGTATAAGAAAGACCTTAAGTCTTCTATCCAGGCAAAGTATCAGCTAAATGACACTATGGTATCTAAAGCTCTTGATTTTGCCCTAAAACCTTCTGAATCGAATCCCGGAATTACCAAAGCATTTAATAGGGTAAGGGAGATGATGATGAATCCGGAAGAAGCGCCAGATTTGATTATGTTTCTTATGAACCCAGGAGAGTTCATAAAACAGAAGTCGAATCAAGCTGTAGTTGATGAGAAAAAGAAAATTTATAAGCTCATCAGCCATACAAATAAAGACAAGAGGGTGGCTCCGGTAGATGATAAAGGTGATCAAGTTCAAGGTGTGAAGTTCGAAGAAATTAGTATAGATTAGTAATTAAAAAAAAGTTTTTCGTTCATGGCTAATGTGTTATTGACAAAAAATTTCCCGGCCACCATGAATGGTGACACGGTGATTGGATATACCGACGCTAAAGTCGTTAAGCAAAGTATCGTAGAACACGATCTTAGCTCTTTAGAAGATTGGTACTACGAAGATCCGGATAAGAACCATCTGGGTATGCTTGAGTTGTTTTCTAACATTACAAACTATCCTCTGCCTATGTATATGGGTATGATTAAACAGGATGCTACTATTACCGTAAATGGTATCAATGGTTCATTCCGTTATGATCTTCCGGTATCAGAAACGTATGAGGTGGTTACAGTAGAAGACACGTCTTTGAAATATGCAAAACCCGGTATTGATGAAAGCTTCTTCGAAATTGTGTTGAACGCACAATTTAAACAAGGAGATGTTATTACTTACGATGTGATTAACGGTTGCCAGGCTCTTATCTCTACAGAGCGTCCTCCTAAACAAGAAGGTGAAAACTGGAGATACTGGTGTAAGCTGTGGGGTCGTTCTCGTGCTAAATACTTCCCGAAAGACATGCTTCGTGCCGGTATTAAATACTGGAAGGTAACAAACGTTCTTGGTGAGTTCTCTACTCAGTTCTCTGGTGTAGGAGGTGTTTCTAAGGCCGGTTCTATGACTTGTGAATTTACGCTTGGTGGACACCGTGGTGTTGAAGGTGAAACGACTATGTACGCTGGTATTAAGTCTTTGGCTTATGCGGACGAACGTACACAGAATTTCATCGACAAGGCTTACCAGAAAGTTCGTCAGCTTTCTGAAATCAGAGGAGGTGATGCAAGTTATGCTATCATCGGTTCTCGTCTTGGTGACGGAAGCATTGATATGCGTACAGCTCGTGTAGCCAATACAGTGTCTTTGTTCTGTTTGGCTGAGTTGGCTAAGATGGAAGCATACGAACTTATGTTCATGCGTGGAGGTAGAGTCAAGGGTCATAATGGTGTTTTGATGAAAAACGAAGGTTTGTACCATCAACTTCGCCGTGGTTTCGTTATCTCATATGCACGTCCGGGCGGTATCAAGCGTGAACACTTCCTGGCTGCTGCCGACTATATTTTCCGTGGTCGTAGCGATATGCCGATTGAAAATCGTGTAATGAAATTCAAGGTAGGTGCTATGGCTTATAAGAACATCGTTGAAATCTTCCGTGATGAGTTCTTCTCTCAATTAGGTGCTTTGGCTCCGCTTATGGGTACAGAACGTATTATCAATAATCCGGTAACAGGATCAAACGATGCTCTTGAATTAGGAACTGTAAAGATCAAGGGTGTTACTATTCCGGGTATTGGTAAGGTTATTGTAGAACACGAACCTTCTTTGGATTACGTTGATATGGTAGATAGAAGCCAGTTGGTAGACGGTATGACTCCTATCACATCATATTCATGTATTATGGAAGACTTGACCGCTCCTGAATATTCCAATGCATTCGCCGGCATCCCTGCTTCAGCCGAAGCTCGTATTGGTAATATCAACAGCAACGTATTCTACGTTAAGCCTGATATCGGTTCTATGTGGTGGGGTTACGAACAAGGTAGATGGTCATCCAGAGTATCGGCTCAAGAAATTGTATCCAGCCATCCTCGTATGTCAGAACAATTCTGGTGCCATTCTGTATCGGCTTGTTGGGTAAAAGATACCAGCCGGTTCGTAACAATTGAATTGTTACCAAGCTCTTTGTAATCATAACTTTTAATATTAACTTGCGGTCGGCTTTAAAACCGGCCGCAAATTTTGTTTCTAACATAGTCTTTTCATATATGAAAAGACGTAGGGTATATAAAAAGATGGGAAAAAAGATTTTTGAAGAAAGCCATGAGTCTAAGAAACTGCTGGCTACCGTAGGAGGAATGAAGATATATTCCGACTCTATTTATGTTATAACAGGTAAGATGGATGAAGAAGCTCCTTCCGGATATCAGGAAAGAGGCATTTCCAAGACTCCTTTCCCTGGGAACAAGACAGTATCTTGTTGTGGATGGGATAAGGATCTTAGGGTGTATGATACCGGTTTCTTCATCAATTCAGCATGTTATAAAGGTTACTCACTTGAAGACAAGAAGAATGAAATGGATATGCGTATTAAGAATATTCGGTATCCGTTTGAAGAAACTGTCAATGAGGACCTGGACCAAAAGAATTTCGATTTCTGGGATTCTTACAGAATTGACTTGTATGATGGTCGTTTGTTCTACACTAATGACGTTCGTGATTTATTTGAGTTGTATATAGCTATTTTGTCCAAGTCTCTTACTCCTAAAGAGGAAGATGGTAATCCGATGTATGTCGAATCTTATTATTGTGTAGAAGACAAGACTACGGCCGTAGATATCAGGAAACAACGTCAGATTGACAAGGCTGATATTTTATACGAGTTCATGAACAAATTGAAAGGATCTGAGGCTGAAAGGAAAAGCATCTACGATCTGCTTTTGTATCTTGACATCATATACAGCGTAGAGCTTGATCAGAGCATGGTTCAATACATATTCACTAATTGGATTGACGCCAAGAATACGAACGTTGATATGTATAAAGAAGCAAGCTCAAGGTTCTTGTCTGATGATGAATCTTCTGAGGGAATGCAGGTGATTAAATTCCATCGTATGATCAGGGAAATGATCGAGGGCCTGGCTGTCACCGTCAACACCGACGGACTGTATCTGAATGGAGAGCTCCTGGGCGCCGACGCTATCTCTGCGTCTATGGCTCTTGCTTCCAATAAGTCGATGTTAGAAACTAAGTCACGTGTCCTGGAAGCGTATAATGCTTTAAAGAACAAGCATAAAAAAATAGAAGGCACTAAGTCTGACAAGAAGAAAAAGGAAGATGAGAAAGATTTCGATGTTGATCAATACGCTGACAAAAAATAATAATTTATGAGAATCGTTGATTGTTATCTCCGGGCCTTACAGAAGGCTGAAGAAAACATGACCAACGGTGGTATAAAACTTGACAAGGCACGTTTTGTTCAGCTTTTTAATGACGAACAAAACCGCCTTGTTCGTTATATCCTTGATAAGAAAAATGAAGAGGATATACGTTATATCCAAAAGCTGGTTGTGTATTCGAAAGAACTTAATGAGAGAGGAGATAAAGATAATCCGGAAAGCACTTTGTTTTCATTGCCTTCTGATTTCTTTTCTTTTTCAAACATATCAGGCGTATTTACCAAAGGTGAATGCACGGTCACTGATTTTACCATGTGGGAGGCTAAGAACGAAAATCCGCATGAGCTTCTTTCCGACTCTTTTAACAAACCTGATTTTGATTTTAGGGAAACATTCTATACAATAGGCGAAGATTCGGTAAGGGTGTATAAGTCTGGTTTTGATGTAGACACCGTTCACCTTACGTATTACCGCTATCCGAAGGAAGTTGACATCGAAGGATATGTTAAATCCGATGGTTCTAATTCAACCGATATAGATCCTGAATTAGATGATAAATTAATTGGTATTATCCTTAACATGATTGAAAAACAATTTGCTTTGAATGAAAGCGAATACGGACGTTATCAAATAGATTCAAACAACGTCCAATCTCCTTTGTAGCAGAAGAAAGGCATATCCCAAATTAAAGATTATCAAAAAGCATCAAGAATTAATTAATTCATAATGCTTTTTGTTGCTTATATGACTATCACTATTTTTGAGACAGATAACAGAATATTAATTTTTAAAATATTATAAGGCTATGGCTATCCATAAACCGTATGACAGACACATTATCTGTCCTCCGCACGCTAAGTTGGCGGACGTAGATTCTTTGTTGCTTCAAGAAGGTCAGATCGCTATCTATGATTTGGATGGTGAGCAGACTAAAGATGGTTTGAAAGCGTTGAAAGACTTGAAAGGATATCGTAAGGACGAACAACGTTTCCAGATCAGAATCGGACGTAATGAGATGGTTAACGACCGTGTATCTGATGATAAATCATTCTCTACACCCACGTTTGCTATTGATGAAATTATAGAAGTGTATGCTTCTGCTCCGAAGAGCAAAGAAATTAAAGTAGATGAGGTTATTTTCGGTTATAACGGAATTGACGACAGTACCGCTATTACAGCAAGAAAAGGCGATCGTATCCCTATCCATATTAAGCTGACAGGACGTTTGTTCGAGCTTCGTGGTTATCCGATGGGTGAGGTGAATATTGATGATTACATCATTTTCGAAAACTGTCCGGGTCGTGAGGATATGTGTTCAGAATGTGATCCTTGCGAAGATGTTGATATTTTGGCTGCTATCTTGAAAACAATCGAACGTATCAAGAATCAGCCGATTGCAGGTGGTGGCAAGGTAGGTGATTTTGTAGAAATCCATCCTATCCATTCTTGTGACGAGTTGGAAAAAACTCCGGTGGAAACCGACATGAATTTCTATTGCATGGAAATGTGTGATACCGGTGATGCTTATGCCTTGGCTCAGCTTAAGGCTGCTTATCCTGGTTTGGATATTAAGAGAGTTGGACGTCATCTTTCTACTTCCAAATATCAGGTGATGAAAGAAGGTGGTAAGCCTGCTGATTATACTCAAAAGCTGTCTTCTATAATGAAAGGCTGCGAAGAGTGTCCTGAAGGATATACTAAGGTAGATGGCGGTTTGATTTATGCTGTAACATTGGAAGATGACGGTGTAGACCAATCTACTACTGTAGAAAGTCTGAAAAACGCTGTTGCCAGCACAGCTAAGAAAACGGCTGCACAGGATGGTGGTGTAGGAATGTACACTGTAGCTGTAAGCAAGAAACTTACTAAGGCTGACATCGATACTTTTGTGGAATCCAACCCGACTGCAACAGTAACGTTCGTGGCTAAGACTGCTGACATGTGTAACAATCCTACTGTTACTACCGTTAGCTGGGAAGCGTGTGGTTCTTGTAAGATTTCGAAAGAAGCTTATGAAATTACGTTGCCGGATGATGAATGTGGTGGTAGTGCAAAAGCAGAATTACAGGCAGCATTCCCGTATCTGACAATCGAAGATTATGGTACACCTGGTGGATGTCAGCGCAAGTTTAAAACCGTTGTAGTTACTAACATGGTTTGCGACGAATGCGATAAAATCTTCAAAGACTTCTTTGTATCGAAAGCGCCCGAATCTTATCGTGGACGTAATTGGAAACGTTTGGGTGCTGTAGCAGGAGATCAGTCTATTATCGCAGACCCGCTTCCTAAGAACTGCAAATGCGGTATTTTGTTCCGTGGTATTGACTACATGATTTCTCCGTCTGACTGTTTGATTGACCGTCTGACATTCCAAGAAGGATCTGTTCGTATTGCTGTAAATGGTGGTTATCCGGATGAACAGCGCGAGGCTATCAGCACGTACTTCAACCCGATCCATAACGAATACAAACAGCACTGGGCTCCGCGTACTCACCTTGGCGCTGAATTGCTGGATAAAGAACGCGAACAACGTATGTTCTTCGACTTCCGTAAGACTCACCAAGAACTTATGGAACGGATGTTTACCAACGAAGAAACCCGCTTAGACCTGTTGGCTCCGTATGCTGATTATTCAGTAACGCTGAAGCCGGCGCGTTATTCTAACGGCTTCGGTAGGGTAATTGATGATCATATTACAGTACACTTCCATGTACCGTACGGTGCTCACGAAGGTATTCAAGACCTTATGGATTTGTTAGCTGCTTCGGCAAATATCAAGCCCTGCAAGATTTGATTTTCCTTTTTTCTATATATCCCAAGGGGGAGGAGGCTGGTCCTCCACCCCCTTTTTTGTAATAAAATAATTTGAAATAGATCGATTTCATATGAACGGCGTGGATTCTTTAGTCGGTGCCTTAGGTAGGGGCATTGACAAAATAACCAACATAGTTGGAAAATGGGGTTCCTCCCAACCGGTAGATGACAGCAAATCCGGTATAAAAATAGGGGACAAAATCCACCAAGTGGTTGTCTCCTTAAATGGCTGTTATTGGTATCTTGACGAAGAAGGTAAGAAGCATCCTGTTTCTGGTATTCCGGCCACAACCGAATGGGAGTGGATTAACATAGCTGAGAAAGTTATCAAAGATTTCAAAACCTGTTACCGTACACCTGGTGGAAAGGTTGAAGTATGGAGTTGGTATCTTCTTAACGATCAGATGGATGTTCTTAAAGAAACCCATAGAATTACCGACAGTACCGACATGGATAATCCGGTAGGTAAAGTTCTTACTAAAATACCGGACGAGTGGGTTATGATCGACTGCGATCTTCCTGATATGACAGAACGCGACATTACGTTCGTCAACAGATGTTATAAGACTCCTGATGGTAAGGTTGAAATAGAAGGATTAGAAGCCATAGATGATAAGATAAATATCAGGGAGTCTATTTATACCGTTATTCAGTCAACTGACGATAATTTCCCTTCCGGCCATGTTTTTAAGCTAATTCCGGAAAATTGGGTTAGAATGGTTTGTGACTTTCCTGACATGACAGAACGAGACGTAACTTACGTTCTTGAATGTTATACTACTAAAAAAGGAAAAGTACAGGTAGAAGGTTTGGTAGCCATAGATAACATCCTTGGAGCCAGGGAAGAGGTTTATACCGTTCTTCAGTCAACCGATCCTGATATTAAGGTAGGAACCGTGCTGGATTCCATTCCCGAAGATTGGGTGAGGATGGTCTGCGATTTTCCTGACATGACGGACAGGGAAATTGTTGAAGTGGACGAATGTTATAAGACTGATGGTGGCAAGGTCAATATAAAAGGCTATCAAGCTATTGATGCCGTTCTTGGTGTAAGGGGACAGTATTATTATATTGTTAAGACAACGGACGCCGCCTATCCTCAGTGGACGAGAATAGATAAGATACCTAACGAATGGACGAAAACCGAATGCGACTTCCCCGATCTTACGGAAAGACATATTATGTCCGTAGATGAATGTTATACTACTCCTGGTGGTAAAATACATCTTGGTGGATACAGGTCGGTAGATAGCATAATAGGAGTCCGGGACGAGTATCTTATTGTCTTAGAAACTACCGACCCTGATATACAAAGGGGCGCAACATTCAGCAAAATACAAGAAGGATGGCAACGTATTGTCTGTGATTTCCCTGATGCTACTACATCCGATACGGAAATAGTAGAAAACTGTTATAAGACGGAAAAGGGCAAGGTACAGATCCGGACATACATAACAATGGACGGATATGGAAATACAAGGGAATTGAGACATATGGTTCTTAAAACAACCGATCCTGATTACAATATCGGATCCAATATCGATCAGATACCGGTAGGGTGGTTAAGTATCGAGTGTGATTTTGCGTCTGCTACACAGCGCCATATAAGACAGGTCAAAAACTGCTACGTTTCTGATGCAGGGAGCATCTACGTTGAGGGAGAAATCGTTTACGACAATGACCTTGACGTGGACAAGATGGCGCTGACGGTCATGGAAAGCACTGACCCGGCGATAGCCGTAGGGACGGAGCTGGCTGCCATTCCCTCTGGCTACGTGAGAACAGTTTGTAGATGTAATTGTTGCAACCACTAAATCTTATTGTCATGAGCTGTAACGAATATTTTTTAGTAACACTGGAGTCTAAATCGACTCCAGTTCGTCATAAATACACGAATTTAACAGACGAATGGTATGGTCCTGATGGCGTTAAGTACGAAGATCCTGATACGATAGCCAAAATCGAAGAACAAGCTACAGATAAGAATCGTATAGGGGATAACACCTTATATCAGAAACTTATTGAAATACATTCTCAAGGAGAGTCAATAAAATCGGACATCGGAGACATAGGTCAGGTATTAGATTACATAAATGGGGAGGAAGTGTAATGGGAACCATATCAGATAAGTTAATGAGGATCATCAATACCAAAGAGGATATAAGGCAAGCCCTTATATCCAAAGGGTATGATGTACCTACTTCCATACCTTTTAAAGAGTATGCGAAAATGATATTAGACCTGCCATGTAAAGCAGATTCCTTCCCGGATATAGAAGGTATCGTAGCCAGATATTCCGCTTCCGGTCTTACTAATGAGCAGATGGCTGCCAATCCCGTATGGGTTGATAAGACGGGCAATGGACACGATCTACAGTTGAAAAACTTCTCTTGGAAGGGGATGTCCGGAATTGGCGGGTATGTTGCAGACATAGATGAGTGGGGCACAAATTCAACGGCGGCTTATTTTGAAAGAAACAGCATTAAAATAACAGCAACATTTAAAGAAAATGCCTCATTGGGTTTATTGTACCATAATATAAAATTACGTCAATCTTGCGTTTTAAAAGTAACAGGCATACCAGAAGGTTGCGATGCTTTTTTGGATGATCGATTGGGCAATCGTTTTTACATGTCAGAAGATGGTGTGTATGAAATAATTCCGTCTAACTTTTTGGCAGAAGCTCTCTATTTATCTATAGAAAAATATCCTGAAAGATGGTATGGATCTAAACTTACCATCGAACAACTTCCCCTCTACCCCGGTGCACTCGTTTTTGACGGAGTAGACGATTATGGTATCTGTGAAAATTTCCCTATCCTGACTAAGGAAAAGGGGTATACGGTTGTAGCGTTGAGACAGTGGGATCAAGATTTCTTGAATACAACTTTGACAGGAGGACTGTTGTCAACTAGGAATTATTCCACGGGAGAAGGTGTAGCATTTGAAAAAATAGAATCCTCAAATAAGGGTTATTGGAATTTAGGTGCTGGAGGTATCATATATTTTGCAAAATCACCATTTACATGGCAAACATCAAAACAATATAATAATGTTGGTATTTTAAAAGGTGACAAAAATCATGGAAAACCATTATGTGTAGGATGTGGATTGTCTGGAGGCCAACAGTGTGGTAGATTTGCTATCTGGGAATTTGTATTTCTCGACCACGATGCCACCGAAGAAGAACTGACCAAGATCAAAGACTACTTTGTTAAAACCTATCCCTGGCTCTTCCCTGACCAAGCATGGACAGTGGTAGGCAAAACCAACGAGGACGAAGATCGTGCTACTATTGCCAACATTACGGGCAATGGTAATGATCTTATACTGTCTAATTTTGGGTTTATCGAAGGAAGTGGCTACAATGAAGAAGGTGAATATGCTGGCTATCTGGTTACTGATGGGGTGGATGATAAAGCGGTTAGTAAACAGTTTAAATTTGGCAAAAATTTTACTGTTATATTAGATTTTAAATTCCCCGTTAAAAAGATATCTTATTGTGGTTTTGATTTATCATCAAAGGTTAGAATCCAAAATCTTCAAGATAGTGGTGTGTATGTCGTATTAAAGGGAAATAGAACCTTGATACCATTAAATGTAGTGAGAGCCGTAACTTCAGAGGGTAAAGTATATGATGAAAATTGGAATGAATACAATATTGTGCCTGGCAATATATCATCAAATTATACAATGGTAAATTTAGGCTTTGATGGAAGTAATCAATTTGCTGAGTCAGCAACTAAATTAGCTGGAATTTATAGTAGTATTTTATCCAAAGATGAATGTATCAAAGCATATAACTATTTACAAACTTTAAAAGCAAAGTAATATGAAATTTATTATCATACCAAAAGAAGTATATGATTCCGTATCTGAAGAAAAGAGACGTGAATTAGGAATAGGCAGCCCAAGAGCGAGCGTAGATGGCTCTAAAGTTATTTTACATGTAGAACATTATGACCTTCTATTTAAGTCTTTAGACACGCAGGCTGATGACGAACCTCAATATCCGTATCCGGTATATGACAGCCCTTCTTCTGAGTTTGAATCTGTTCTTTCATCTAAAGAATGGGTGTCTGATGTTAATGACGAGCGTCTTTGATCTTGTTATGGTTGGGGTAATTGCTATATTTGTAAAAAGTTGAATAATTAAAGCGTGTGGTAGCGTTATCTACCATATAATCATCATGTTTCAGATAATAATCGGATGCGTTTTGGCTAATATCCTTACGATAGCAATCATCGGTTTAGCCCTGTATTTAGTGTATCGTAAAAACGAAGATCGTTTAAAGGCTTTGGATTCTAAGATTGATCAGAAGGTTGAGGACGTAAAAAACAAGGTTGGTGCGGTGATGGACATCGTAGACCAGGTCAAGAAGTTGTTGGATAAAATTAACAAAAAATAAATATGGCAGAAATAGGTTATAACAGTAAATTCGAAGGTCAGGAGGTTGATTCCAGACTTGAGAATGTGGTGCAGGCTGCTCCTGGAACAGGTTCGGAGTCGGGGAAGGGAGGCCTCATCCCGGCTCCCCCTGCCGGAAGTCAAGACGGTAGCAAGACTCTTCTTAGTAATATGACATGGGGCGATTATGTAAACAAGAAGTATATAGATGATGCTGTATCGGCAGCAGGGTGGAAGAAGCAGATTGTTAGCAAACTTCCTACTGTTGAAGAGGCGAAGGATAATGTCATGTATCTTGTAAAAGACGATGTGGCATCTACAGAAACTAAAAACGTGTATAACGAATATATTTTGGTTACTGAAGACGGTGGAACTAAGGTACTTGAATCGCTTGGTATGGCAAGTACCGGAGTAGATTCGAATTATCTTGATCTATCTATGTTTTCAGGTAATTCAGGAACACTTGATGAAGCTTCGTTTGGGAAGGTCCTGGATGCTTACAATAATAAAATTACGTTAGGAAAGTTAGATGGTGATTATTATTATTTGAATTATTTTTTAGAAGGTAATGATTTTGAAAATAATTTTAAATTAAAAATAGTATTTGCCTCATTTGCTAATACCGACTCAGCGGTAGGCGCATCTGAATATGATATAGAAATTAAGGTGGGGACTTTTGTTGTTATTCAAGATAAGACATATGAGGCTATGAACAATCTGGTTACGTTGTCTAATACGATATTGTCTTATTTGAATTTTATGGCTATGCCCCCTAAGGTTGTTACAACATTGGCAAATTTACCAAAAGGTGCTCATAATATCATAGCCAACGTAGCTTCCGCTACGAACCTGTCTATGGCCGTATCTGCTGAGGATGTTGGGAGGGAATGGCAGGTACGGGTCAACAACACTACCGGCACAGACATCACGCAGCCGCTTCCTACCTCTGGACAGTTCCAGAGTATGTCAGGCGATAGCGTAGTGATACCTAAAAATAGTTTTATAGAATTAAGTATCTGGTATATCAATGATAAGTTGGTTATTAGAGTAGGTGAACAAGCTTAACAGAAAGGATAGAGTATGCTTTATGTAAATAAAAACGTAAAAGGTTTTTACTGGGAAGGATACGAGTTGGATTCCTCTTCTTACGAAGTAGGGTATTCTTACCAAGATTTCTTAGATGGTAAATGGGTTTTCCTTGATTCTGGTCAAGAAAAAATCCATCAAGACAATCCTGATGCGAGTGTGAAAGAAGTTATTGCCATGCAGCTTGACCCTGAGCCTCCTGGACCAACTGAAGAGGAGTTGCTCGCCAAGGCTAAGGATAAGAAAGTTTCTGAGGCCAGGGAATATGCTTATTCTGATGCTGTCCGTTCTTATAGTCTGGATGGTAAACAGATATGGTATAACAGTAGCATGAGGCAGAAGGTTAAAAACGATATTGATGTAGCAAAAGGAAGCGGGATATATACCGTATCCGTAGCAGATTCAGAATACGAGCTTGATATTGCTAATACGGCAATGAATGAAATGCATGTATATGAATCTGAGTGCAACGATCGTACTGCTGCTATAGAAAAGGAAATAGCTTCTAAAACCGATAGGAGCGAAGTTGAGTCTATGAAAGTAGATGAAGGTTATCCTGAGAAGTTGGTAAGGACAAAGGATCATATCATAGAAAAAAATAAGATCCTTGAAGCCAATGATCCGGAGAAGGCTACAGCTATGTACATGAGGGCGATGATCAACACGCCGGCTATGTTGGAAAACATCGACCAGAATCTTGCTCTTAAGATAAAGGGATTGTACCCTATCTGGGATAAGGATGGAGTTTACGGCGACAAAGGTCTTCCTATGGGTACGGCTGTTGTAAAAGGGCAACGTTTCCGTAGCAAGAACAAACCTTCGGATTTGGATTGGACCCTGTTTGAAGTAAGGCAAAATCATAATCTCCAAGCCGACTGGGTTCCTGGTCAGGGAGGTGGAACCGAAAGTTTGTATATGGTTGTTCAGGAAAAACATTCAGGTACGATAGACGATCCTATTCCTTGGGTATATAATTCTATTTTAGAGAATGGAAAGTATTACATTGACAAAGAAATTAAGTATCTTTGCATAAGAGATTCAGGCATCCCTTTGGCTTACGAGAATCTTGCTGATCTTGTATCAGCCGGATATGTAAGGGTTGTTTAGGTCGTGATTTGTTGTTAATGTTATGGATAACCCCTGTATATTTATTTATGCAGGGGTTTTTCTTTAATCCAATACCTACTTATTTTCATATTCGGTAAGGTTCTGATTATCTTTGTGAAAAAGGTTAAGTGATGGAAAGAAAAGATATTATAAAAGAATTGAGTCAGTATTTTAGTATTGTTGAATTAGTTGGTCCTAAAGAGTACGATAGAGACAAAGATCTTTGCTGGAGGTATTTAAGAACTGAATTGCTTCACACGATACTGGTTTTAAGGAAAGACATCTTAAAAACTCCGATGACGGTTAATACCTGGAAGTCGGGTGGAAGGTTTGATGAGCGTGGGTTTAGGAACAATATCTCGGATATAGTAAAATCTAAAACCGTATCAGGGTCGTTGTATATCAGTCCTCATATGCTTGGAGCAGCTATCGATTTCGATGCCAAGGGTATGACGGCAGAAGAGACAAGGAATAAAATAATTCAGTCGCAGGATTTACTTCCTTGTCCCATTAGATTAGAATCAGGTACCAATTGGGTCCATATTGACGTATATGACTCTCTTGGAAGTAGCAAGAAAGTAACTATGTTCTAATATGGCTTATCGTTTTGTAGGAAGGATGAATTTAGAAAGTTTCTGGGCTTTTCTCATTTCCGGATTATCAGCGTTGTGGATGAATTTCCAGGAGATTCACCACCTTATATATTCTATATTGTTTATATTAGCTATAAATCTTTTGTTAGCTACTATAAAAAGTATCAAACACTGCTATATCCGAAGAAAGAGAAAGAGGCCTTTTAAGATATTGACATGCATAAGCGAAATGGGAGTTTTGAAAATCCTTCTTGAGTTCGCGGCCTGCTCTTTCGGGTTGTTTACCATATCCGGAATGGATCTTATTATGTCTATGGGAGGACATAAATCTCCAGAGTTTATAGATATGCTTCTTCAGTGGATTACGATATTCGCCTTAATATTATACGGTGGGATGGCATTCAAGCGCCTCGGTGACCTTGCACCTGATTTAATGATAGTAAAAGGCGTTAAGTATTTCTTTAGCAAAGTAAGTTGGTGGCAAAAAGTTCCATTCGGAGAAGAGCTTAAAGAAGGTATTAACAACGGTGATATACAAGAGCTTTTAGACGAAGATAAGGAGGGTAAAAGATGTGTTTGCAAAAAATGAGAGCCGGGCATGTGTTAGGAGTTCTTCTACTGTGTTTTATATCTTTCTTATTTGGTAAAACATGCAAGAAGAAAGAAATAATACACGATATAGAAATAGATACGGTAATAGATACCATTATCCAACCTATTCCTGTTCCTCAGTATATAGTTGACGTAGGGGAGGTAGAAATACCTTTCCCTATGGATGCTATAGTTAAAAAAGATACGATAAAAGACACTGTTTATATCAATATACCAATACAGAGAAAAACATACAACACAGATGATTATCGGGCTGTTATAAGCGGATACAGACCTAATTTAGATACGATGATCATCTACCATAAAAAAGAAATAATATACGAAAAGAGCCGGCGATGGGGCATAGGACTGACGGCAGGGTATGGAGTTGGGCGCGAGGGCTTCTCCCCCTACTTAGGCGCTGGAATCTATTATCGGATATGGTGACAATCACCTCACCTTTTATTTAATGTCCAATAGTTTAAACTTTTATCACCTCATTTACTTATCTTTGTAGAAAAAGATAAGGTATGAACTATATCGATATTTTACCACAGATAAGAAATAACATTTTCTATGTCAGGATAGTAATGACCGACTACGATGTAGAAAATCAGATGGTTATTAGAATAGTAGCCAGAAGAAATGACGGCCTGTACAAGACGGAAGTAGTGCAGTATCCAAATGAAGGAACTGATTACAACGGAGAAATCATAGTTCCTATGTTTGGTATGGCTAAGTCGTTGGTAGCCCAAATAGTAGGAGTCAAGATAAATGGTACTGAGGTACGTGTTAATAGTACTGAAGTAGAGGGAGCTGATATAACAGCCAGATACGATGATTCCCTTACCAGAATGGGATGGGAGGAGAGTATGAATAACATCCATCTTGATTTTGAGGTTATAAGCACAAACAATCCTAAAACGCTTCGCATAGCTGATCAGTCTGAATGGGGGATATTGGCAGACAGGCCGGCTATTATAGAGATCGTACCACCTGAAGATGAGAATAAGTATGTTTATTATCTTGGTAAGAATCAGTTGAATGTATTCAATAGTAAGACCCTTGGCATAAATCCAGGTCGCGGAAATGATTTTGAAAACCTAAAAGATGGTATATACGATATTACCATAAAAGGCAGTCCTTCCTCTTATTCATTTAACAGAAAGTATTTAAAAACGGATCTGATCCGTCTTAACATAGATAAAGTATGGGCCAGGTCAACTGTGTTATGTGATCATGAGGATGATGACATTATTAATAAAATAAAAGAAATAGAATTTTTGCTGGCTGCGGCTGAAGCTAATATGAGATTAGGGAATTTTGAAAACGTAAAACAATTATACGAAAAAGCATCTAAATTGATTTACGTTCTCAATAATTGCGAAAATTGTGGTTGTAAAATATAATCAATTAAATATCAATAAGTTATGGGATGCGGATGTGGAAGAAGCAACATTGCTTCTGTTAATAAAAGTCGGGCTATAAAGCCTCAGTCGAATACGACACCTAAAGCTGATTCTAATGCGGCTTGTATTCAGAAATACGATGAACTTGCTGTGTTGGACAAGAAAATCATAGACCTTCATCGCAAGTTCAGGTTTGTAGGAGGTGTAAGTAAAAGGTATGCTGATATTCAAAAGCTGGTAAGAGGGTGGATCGTTAATTTGAAGAACGAGTGCCCGGATCCGGATGATCTTGCTACTTATTCTGAATATATAAATAAAGAATACGCCAGGTATTTTACCTCGAAATGATATGGCAGCTACCGGAAGTACACAGCAAATCCTTTTCCCTTCATCTTACTTATGTGAGTGTGCTGATCGTTTTATAGCATGTAAGGCTGATCAGTATCTACAATATCATAAGTATAAGGTAGGTATCAAGCCTGATATGGATACGGTTCTTAAAATAGATCGTATGAGAAGAATCGTATGTGAAGGGGAATGTGGGCTGTGTCCGGACGAGATTCAGAAATTTAAAGAAGAACTTAATAAGATCTTGTCATGAAAAAAATGTATTACAACAAAGAATACAGAAAAGTTTTCAAGAAATCGGACTGTCCGGAAGATCTTGGTTCTGAAGAAACTTTCATCGTTCATGAAGCTGAATTTTGTTCGGATATAAGCCAAGATGATGCAGATAGGAAAGCGGAAGAGTTTGCGGAGAAAGAAGGTCCGTTGTATGCTAATAAAGTAGGTGGCTGTTGCGAGGTATATTATAACACAAGACAGGAAGGGGATTTCTTTAAAAATGATTGTCCTGATGGTCAAAAACAAGAACGACCTACACATCATGTGATAGAGGCCGGGCGTGTATGGTCTAAGTTCAGTACCGAAATAGCCAACTACGAAGCTGCGAAGATTCTTGAGCAAGAAGGGCAGGCTGCCGCTAACGAATCTGGAGTATGTAAAACCGTTTATTACAACGAAGATCAACATGGTTGGTTTAGTAAACGTTGTAAGGAAGGATGGAAGGCTCCTGAGAAATACAGGAGGATATACGCCGGTACCGTAACGTCTTTCATTAGTGTTGATGATGCCAATGAAAAGGCTAAGAAGATACTGGAAGAAGAGGGCATGAAATGGGTTAATGAAAATACCAAATGCGAGCCTGTTGTTGATGAATGCAAATTTGATTTTTGAAAATGAGCAACGTAAAATTTAATCCGACAGAAGGTGAGAATGATAAACTGGTGTCGGTGTTTTCTGAAATAAATGAAGGTCTTGATACGACTTTGAATTACACTATTTCCGATGAAGGGAATAAGGCTAATAAGAACATCGTAGTTAATCAAGTTGGTAAAAGGGAAAAGTTTTTATCGAAGAAAGGGGAGGAATCTGAGCCTTTTGTTTTGTCTGATGGTAATACTTTCAACGTTCTTAAAGAAGGTGCTTCAGGATCAGCATCCGCTTGGGCTGAGGACCAGCTTCCTCCAGAAGCCACGGAATCAGTTGGCGACAAAAGCCTTCTCCCTTCTTGGGATTTTTACCTTATAGACATGACTCAAAATACCGGAGACAAAGTGCGTCCGGTCGGAAAGCTTCGTAAGAATAATCTCCTTAGATTTGAAAACGGAGATTTTGCTCCTACGGTGGGCATAACCGAGGAAATGAGAGCCGAATGCGATGTGGAACTGTATTTGGATAACGGTCATAAAAATAAGTATTGTGATGCTGGAGCATTTGACGCCAAGGCTTTTTATGAAGAGTATGGTATTGGTCAAAAACTTTATAATGTATCAGGATCAGAGGTAAGGATTTTAAGACCTTGGGAGACTACTTCAAAGAATTATAGCATATTCTTAGGATGTAGCAAGAGTCTGTATGTAGTTGATAAGGTAGTTGGCAAAAGCGGGAAAATATGGTCTGGTGTGTACGACGCAGACACGGTTCCTATGCTGGACGGACTTGACCTGCGCCAGACGTGCCCTGTGCTGCCGCCCACAGCCTTATCTCCTGGACCGGTATGTACAGTAGACTCCAAGGCAAGATCTTTCTTTTTCTTGTATGAGGGAGAAACAAATTGTAAATCCGGAGCCGGAGTTGGTAACGCCTGCACGATGTTTCTAAATGGAAGAACTTATCCGAGGGGCAAAGACGTAAATCAAATCAATATAGCTAAGTATTCGAGGGCTAATAACGTAGATCCTGAATCTTCTTATCCTTTTTCTGAAGGTGGTTTTTTGACCTTGAATGCCTATATCATATACCTTGAAATGCTGTACGGTACTAAATACTTGGTTAATCCAGATACTTTTGGGGGTGGAATATCGAGCAACAATGGAATAGGTAATGATGTTAATTATAGGAAATATGGAGGGGTAAAATATCGTAAAAAAGGAGAAGAGATCTGGTTGTATGGCGTATGGGTTACAAATTCTCCTATTATCCATTATGAACCTACTAAAAAAACTCATTTCTCTCACCTCATAAATTCAGAGTATCCTAAAGAACAGTGCATGGAAAGTCAGATGGCGGCTTCTTTTGCATTTGAAACAGGCGTAGAAGAAGGATCAGAGTTTGATTTTTATGGAGGAAAATACTGGTATAAGAACGTCCAGGGAGCCAAGAGTATGGCTGAAGGTCATATGAATGTTATTGTATTTAAGGAAATGACCGGCACTATATCAGCCTTAAACGAAAATGACGAACCGGCAGAATTTGATTTGGAAGTTATTTTAAGGATGTCTTTGTATGATGGCATGAATTTGTCTGGAGATGTCTTTAGGTTTTGTGGAGGAGGATACGAACAGGTAGGGACTTGTTTAAATGATCCTAATGTCACTCGAATAGGTAATACTATTGATATTTATATAGAGCCAGATCAAAAGAAATGGACATATGAGAAAAGGTCTACTATAAATAATGGTGAGGTTTTTGATTTTGAATCCAAATATAAGAAGATAGCAACTACCCAAAATTTAGGAGATGGTCATGTTTTACATCGTATCCCTTATACCGGATGGAAGGGTAAAAAGGGAGGAAATTATAATTCAGGAGAATGTCTTTATACATGGGACAATTGCTTCTGGGCTTCATCTGTTGGTATAAAGTCCAGAGTTGCTGCTTGTTTCGGCGGTTGTGCGGCCAATAGCTATTGTTCGCCTCGTTATCTGGCTGCGAATTACGCCACTTCTATTACGGCTCGCAACTTTTGCGGCCTTGCCCAGTTGTTATTAGACGTCAGTCAACCGCAGGTTTGATGGGTGCAACCCATTGATGGCGCAGCCATCATAAGCGCAGCGCTAAGGCGCAGCCTTATATACTATATCACGGCGCAGCCGTATCTTGTTAATATAATATTTTATAGCCACAAAACAAAAATTTAAAATATTTAATACAAATTGTTTTGTAGCTATAAAATATTATACATACATTTGCAATGTCATTAGACAACAGAGATAGTTAACATTATAAACAATAAAAATCTATTCAATGAAATCCGTTAGTCTGCTAACAAGTTTTACATTGGGATCTGACCTCTGAAATAGCAAATAACGGTTGAGAAAAAGGTTAAAAAGAATTGGCTGCTCGTTTCGGCGGTAATGCGAACAATGGCAATTGTTCGCCTCGTAATCTGAATTACATTAAAACAAATCCGAATAATTTATTATTTTAATCGTAGTAATTATTATATTTGCCGTATAAATACGATAAATGCTATATGAATGTCATTAATGTTGTTGGGTATGAAGGTATATATGCAGTAAGTGATACTGGTATTATTTTCAATATTAAAAAAGGAACTGTAATGAAGACTCGTATTAATATATATGGTTACGAGGAGGTGACGCTTTCAAGTGTTAAGAGTGGAAAGAGCAAAATGAGGGTGCAT